TGGGTCAATGTCATCTCCATACTTGTACCCTGACCCGTCTTTGTTATTACCTGATCTGACCTCAAAGTGTAAGTGGCTACCTGTGCTATTCCCAGTATTGCCTACCTTGCCAATTAGTTGCCCCATTTGAATCTGTGCGTCCTTTTGTACCAAAGTTTTGCTTAGGTGTGCATAGATCGCCCTAGACATATCTTTGTGCATAACTACTATGGCTGAGCCATAAGACTCGCCCCAAGAGACACGCTGACTTACTTCCAGTACCCGACCAGCTTGAGCTGCCACTACTGGTGTGCCAGTTGGAGCCTTAAAGTCTACGCCTGTGTGATAGCCCAGTTTCCATAATTCGCCTTTACGCTTGTATGGTGTGCTGATCTCATACCCTTTAACTGGTTTCATCTAAATCCTTAACAGGCATAATCCATTGACACTTTTCCTCGTCGAAGCCTAGATGTCCAACAGGCTCAGGTGGAATAAAGGCGTCACGTCCCGCATCATAAGTAAAACCTATGCCAGCATAATTTTTGCGTATTTTGCCATTGTAAGAGGTACGCTTACAGATTTGTCCCTTAAAATTGCCATACCAAGTTTCTGTGTCTAAACCTTCAATTAGTTCAGTTTCGTCAATGCCAGTAATTACTTCTGTTACTACATTGTTTTCATCTAAAAACGCGTAATGTGCCATTATGCCCAGCTCACATTTCCAGTACCAGCAGTTAATGTAGTTACTTTTGATCCACCCGAAGGTGCAGCTGTACTTCCAGTAAGTCCAGCACCGATAGTAATAGTGTAAAAATCAGGATATTTAAGAATTACGATACCTGAACCACCGCCACCACCGCCACCAGACGGGAACGGACTAGAAGGCCCTTGACCACCGCCACCACCGCCACCGCCTGTGTTGACTGTGCCAGAAGTAGCCGCAGTAGTTCCAGAAGTTGATCCTGCGCCACCACCGCCTGAACCACCTGCGCCAGCAGTTGTTCCATTGTATGAACCACCACCACCGCCACCTGCATAAGTAGTAGAGCTACCTGAAATACTTGTTGCTACACCAGCGCCACCATCACCACCCTTATCGGGAGAATTAGCAAAATTAGCGCCTACAGCACTTGCGCCACCACCACCGCCGCCTGAATCTGCACCGCCTGTACCGCCAGCAAAACCTTGATTAGCAGTTCCAGAACCGCCTGCATTAGGCCTAGGGCTACCGTAACCACCGCCACCACCTGAACCGCCTGTGACACCAACACCTTGTCCGCTGTCAAACGTACCACCACCACCGCCGCCATTAGAAGTAATAGTGTGAAATACTGAATTAGTTCCAGAACCACCCTTATTAGCAAGACTTGTTGAACCTGCTCCACCTGCTCCAACTGTCACTGTGTAGTTAGTTGATACAGCAAGAGATAATGCAGTTTCTAAACTGCCACCACCACCAGTTGCAGTAACGGTGCTTCGTAAACCACCAGCACCGCCACCGCCACCTAATCTGTTTCCACCACCAGCACCACCAGCAACTACTAAATAATCTACTGTAAGTGGTAATGGACCAAAAGAATTAAGACCAATAAATCTATGCACTTAAGTCTCCAACTGCAACCCAAGTATTAGTATCACGCTTGTAAAGTGAAACACCTGAATATTGACCTGTAAGCTTTAAGTTGCCACTTTTGCTGTTAATTGTCACACCACCAGTTGCTACTAATGTAGTTTGACCAGCGCCAATTTGTATTACATTTATCATTGTGCCAATAGCAAAAGCAACTGACGAATTAAGAGGTACAGTTAAGTTATTAGCACTTCCAACACTCATAGTAATAGTCTTGCCTGCGTCTGCTAAAACTAAGGTGTATGAGGCTGTCTGTGCGTTAAGTGTAGAAGTTGTTCTAGTTGTATCTACCTCTTGATCTATCGTGTAAACAGTAGCGTCTACTGCGTCACCAAAGATCTCAAAGTCAGCTGGTAGATCCGTAATCAAGTCGACAGGATCAGGCATTACCCAGCTGTAATTAGGTGTTGTTGCCATTATTGCTCCTTATGCTACGACTTGGGCGTTTGCCCAGTCTAGTGTACCTGAAACCGTATTCCAAGCCTCTAAAGGCGAAACCTGATTCCAACTCTGTGCTACCACACTTAGTGCGTATTCTGTCAGATAAAGCGTTAAAAATACTTCATATTGGTTAATTGTCCAAGTTATGCCCTCAACAAACCCTCTAAAATCGCCAACGTAGATACTGTCAGGTGGATTAAGATCTAATGGCATACCGTTGTAGACTTCAATAAGATCATCACGCAAAACATTTTCCATACTATCTAGTTGTAATGGAATAGTAATACTGCTTAAAGATCGTCTAGGGATACTTCTAGTGCTCAAATAATAATCTACTATTGTTTCAGCGTCATAATCATTTTCTAATACGGTACTAACATTTACTGCAAGTTGCCCATACTCACTTATTGAAGTGGCGTCTGTTGCTGTTTCTGTTTGACCATTTTTGTAGATTACTGTCACATCATTAGCAAGATCAGACATACGCTCAATACTAGATAAGTTACTAGCAAGTATTACATTAGTAGGTATTGTGGTGTAGCCATTAGTTGCGACTTCGTTAATTCTAAAACTTACGTCATCATAATTTAGACGTCCGTCACGACCTTCATAAAGTATGCCCCTAGCACTATTAGCAGCTATTCCAGCAAGGTTAAACGCATTGGTTTCGCCACTTGAATAAGCTGTTAATTCATAAGCTCCTGGCACGTCAATATCGCCTAAATAAGGATTGTAAGTAGCCCAGGTAAGAGTCGGATCTACAGTAGCCCAAGTAACACCTGCAGGAGTATCTTGCCAGCGCTCAGCTGTGGCTTCGCTAATTATGTTGTAAATACGAGTACCGTCAAACTCTTTGCTAAATCCAGTACCGCCAACCAAACGCCTATTTAACCTTGCTAGTGATCCGACACCTGTAATGCGTGTAGTAGTAGCAAACCCAACTGATCCAAAAGACTGAATACTGCGTTCAACATCTGACACAAAGCCAGCAAAAATGATTGTTGGATTACCAGTTGTATCATCTATCTCAACCTGTACTGCGTGATCTATCTCAACTACTGGAATATCATTGTCAAACGTAATTAAAGTAATTGTGCAATATCCTGCGCGTGGCTGTTCATCAACACTTGTGCGCCCAGTAGTAATGCTTACACCATTAAGCGTGTCGCCTGTGTAAGTTACTCCGTCAATTAAGACGGCTGGATTAGGTGTGTACGCTGGCATTAGACCGCCGAGAACTGAGGCGTGATTTCTACTGTGCCTGCTCTAGCTGACGAATTGCTAAGAGCTTGACCAACTGCCCTAGCAAAGCCTTCCTCGTCAATGACGCTAGGTGCGTTAACGTTGATAGTTACAGATCCAGGTATGTTGCGAATACCGCCAGGATTACTACCGCCTGTTAATTGACCCTGTGCATTAAATAAACCAAACCCACCTTCTTGACCCATTAAGAAGCCTACTGAGTCTTTAAGAGATTCAATCCAAGCATTGTTTACGCCGTTAGGATTGCCAGGTACTAGACCAATGACATTACGCTTAAACTCCTCTGTAATTGGTGATAAGACACCTGCAACGGGTGCTGCTAAAGATTCTGCTAACTGATCAGTAAACGAGGCAGATCCTAAACCACCGCGAGCAGATCCACCTTCAAGTGTGTTAATGCTTAATCCTGCTTTACTGCCACCTGTGAATATGTCTGCAATACCAGCACCTAATTTACCTAGTGGTGAGTTCTTAATAGCATTACCTAATCTAGCGAATAACTGAATTAGATCGCCTATCTTGTCAATTAAGAAGGTAACTGTATTTACTATGCCCCTAAAGGCTGCACCTAATACATCAATTAAGATCGGCGCTACTGTGCCTTTAACAAAACTAGCCAAAGATTTAAGTAGGTCAATTAGTGGACGATATTCGTCAGCGTTTTCTTTAACTGCTGTGCTGATCTTTTCATAAGCAGACCGCAAAGTGTTTAAAATAGGTGTCAAGAAGTTCTTAATGTTATTACCAAGAGCAGATGTATCGCCGCTAAAGCGGTCAAAGATTGGCACTAGAAACTCGTTAATAAAGTCAAACAAACGAGTCAAGATTGGCAATAAGGCTGCGCCTACAGACTCTTTAGCCTCATCAAAGGCAACTTGTAACCTGGCTGTTTTGCCGGCAAAGGTTTCAGCAGATTCAGCAGCAGCACCCTCAAAGGTATTAGCTAGTTGCTTGGTTATGTCATCAAAGCTCATAGTCTTTAATTGTGCAGCTGAGATACCAACACCTAGTTTACCTAGAGCTGTGTTCTGACCCTCAAAGGATTTAGAAAGGGCGTTAGTAACAGATTCCAGACTCTTACCGCTGCCACGACTAATATCTAAAGCAAGGTTTAATAATTTTTGCGACTGATCTACGTTCTTGGTTGATCTAGTCAAACGATCTAGCGCTGGACGTAATTCGTCATCAGCAACACCAGTAGCAAGTGAGGTTTTTAATATCTGTTCCTCAACTGCTGCTATCTGATCTTTGGTAGCACCTGTAACACGCTCTAAGGATCCTGCTAACTTGACTTGGGCTTGTTCGTCCTCAATAGCCGCTTTAACGCCGTCTACGGCTAATTTAACGCCATAAGCTGCAACGGCAGCACCAGCAAGCGCAGCTGCTTTACCAACGGCTGCAAACGCGCCACCAATACGACTGCTGCTTTTTTCGGTTTCGTCCTGGGCTTTGTTTAAGCCTTTAACAAGATCTGCTGTGTCAGCGAGGATAGATAACTTAAGAGTACGATTGCCAGCCATTAGTATTTATCCGTAATCTGCTTAAAGCCTTTTTCCCACTTTTCAATAAGTTCAGGCTGTTCTTTTCTTAACGTTGGGTAGATAAAGTAGCCAGCATTACCACGACCTTTGTTTGGCGATCTGCCAGGGAATTGCTTAAAGCGCCTAGATCCAAACTCTAAGCCGTAAAGTATGTCGGTAGTATTACCACCACCACTTAACTTTTGACTAGCAAAGCCATACTTAAACTCACCGATTTTGCTTGACTTAGCAATACGAACACCGTCAGCAACTTTGATAGATCCTTTAGGATATTTATTATTGCGTCTAGCAGCAGATTTAATTTGATCAGCAGCATATTCAGCCAACTCAGCAGATAACTTCTTAGATTGCTCTACTGCTTCCTCGTCCATAGCCTTAAAAGATTTAAGGATTTGACGTAGGTCGGCTTTGTCATACTCGACTTTAACGTCTGCCATTACGCTCCTTAAGTATCTCTAGTGCCGTTGCAATATCCTCAGCTGTATCCCAATACTGCATAGGGATCTGTGTTGCGATAGCTAGTTCGACTATTAGTCGGCTGAGGCTACCGCTTGGGTGGGGTTTATTGCTGTTTCCTCTATCTCAATATCTGCAACCAAGTTACACCAGTTATCTAGGCTGATCTGTGCCTTGTTTGGATTCTCGCGCTTCATAGCGTGATAAGCCAAGAACATAAGATCGCTAATACCTAATGAAGGATCTTTGCTAATCTTTTGACCAGTTTCTAATTCCCACTTGCGCCACTCAGGCGGTTGAGCTGTGTAAGTAGCCTGGTCACCTGCGTTTGTAGTTATCTTGATATTTAGTTTCATTGTGTTCCCCCGATTGTATTTATTTAGCTAAAGGTCTCTGTAACAATTCCACGATCTACTGTGAAGTTGTAAGTAACTGTCTGTGCGTCTACGCCTGAACCGCCAGCAGAAGCAAACTCTGGAAATATGCCAAACACAAACTGTGCGCCTGTGGCTGTTGTCATAGTTACTGATATTGGTGTGTCAGGTGCGGATTCTGCTACTGAGTAAAGAGCCTCACATACTGAACTAGCCTTGCCCCAGTCTGCCAACATTTCAAGTACAAAAGTACCAGTAGTTGAAGTTGTTTTGTAAGCTGTGCCGTCTAGTGTTTCGTATGCTTGACGCTCATTAACTTTGGTTAGTACTGCGCTTGTTGCCTGAGCCTCGATATCAGTACCGCCTGTAAAAGATAGCGTGATATCTCTGCCTGTGATTACTGTTGTTGCCATATTGCTTCCTAGTTTGTGTAGTAGGTTGATACATTAAAATCAGCCACGAGTAAGTCACTCGCGCCGACTTGCGTAATTGAAGGGCGATCTACTGCCCCAACTACATAATTAGCAGGCAGGGCTGCTAAGACTAAAAGTAGCAACGTCTCTAGGTTATCTAGCGCTGCTTCGTTGCTGTAATAACTAACTGCAACGGTAATAGTAAAGTTTAGTTTGCACCTAATTGTAGATTTGCTTATTGTCTCAAACTCAATGTATGGGCTGTCCGGCACAATAACTATTGCAGGTGGTATTACCGACTCAGGTACAGAGTTGTAAACGTTAGCTGGAATACCGCTTAGGGCAGTCTCTAAGGCTGTGCGAGTTGCGCTTATTGGCATAATGTCTCGACATCAATGAACGGCGCTAGGAGAGCCTGGACACGATTGACAAGACTTCTACCCATACGAAACGGTGTTGGTGCAAAGTCCACGCCCTCGATCTGACCACCAGCTGCGGTGCGTGATTGAAATACTTCGGTGCTTACGACATAGATTGCAGATTCAATAGCTGCATTACCTACATAAGTTTGCGCTCCCGATAGGGTGGCTAAACCACTTGGAATTACATTTGCTTCGTTAATATCTGCGTTTGTAATTGCAGCAGCAAACGAATACTCGCCTAAATTATCATCATCTAAGATCGTGCGAGTGCCATTGTAAGGTGAGCCACAACCTGTGATAACTACTGATTGACCAGCACTAAATACGTTCTCGCCAAGAGTAGTAAAGATTGCTTTGTTATCTGTAAGTTTAGTAGTCCCGATTGGTGCCGCATATTTGTCTAGCATAGGCAGAATAACTGCCTCGGCTGTGTCAATTATTTGATTTAAGTATGC